GGTCTTGTCTGTAGCACCCTTAAGAGTAATACCACCACCGTCAGCGCCTGCATCTGTTGGAGATGCTACTGAACCAAGTGTAAGGTTTTTGTCGTCAACTGTGATTTCTGTTGAGTTAATTGTAGTTGTTGTACCGTTAACTGTTAGGTCCCCTGAAAGAACCAAAGATGTACCAGTTGCAGCACCAATATTTGGTGTTACAAGTGTTGGTGTATTAGCAAAAACAAGCGCTCCAGTACCAGTCTCATCAGACATGATTCCAGCAAGTTCTGATGAAGATGTTGCAGCAAATACGGACAACTTGTCAGCTACTGTAGCTATTCTGTTTGCTCCAACTTTAACATTATATCCAGCACCTGCTGCAAGAACAACGTTATTGGTACCAGTGAATGTAAAGTCTCCTGAACCACTTAAAGTTACTGCATCGCTAAATGTCTTGTTTGAAAGTGTTTGTGTATTTGTTGTACCAACTACCGCACCTGTTGCTCCGTGTGCTTCTGTTGCACCTGTGTGAGTTGTAAGACTTGAAGAATCAGCCTTATTTCCAAGCTGTGTTTGAATTGCTGATGTTACGCCATCAAGATATCCAATTTCTGTATCTGAAACATTTGCTACACGAGCCTGAATTGTAGTTGTATTTACAGAAATTGCACCTGTCGTATCATTGTATGAAAGACCAGACCCTAGTGAGTTACCAATTGCGTCCTGTGCTCTTTCATCTGTAAAGTAAAGGTTTGTACCTTCTGAAAGTCCTGTTGTTGATGAAGGAATATCTGAAGTAAGTGCTACTGTACCAGTTGCATCTGGAAGTGTGATTGTGCGGTCTGCTGTTGGGTCTGTTACTGCAAGAGTTGTTTCAAACGCATTTGCTGTTGCACCTTCAAACTCAATGCTTGCACCAAACACACCAACTGCTGCTGGGGCTGACCACTCAACGCCGTATGTTGCACTTGAATTTGCTGTAAGTACTTGACCGTTTGAGCCAATGCCTAAACGAGCAACTGCATCGTCTGCACTACCAACAATCAAATCACCTTTAGCGTCAACGACACCTGCTGTTACTACATTTTTTCCGTTGACAGTCGCAGTTGATCCCTCAACTACCAGTCCTGCCTTTACTCTAAAATCTTTTGTTACTGTTGCCATTTTTTATATCTCCTTAGTTAGGCCTTTAACCCAATACGCAAATAGCGTAGAGTTATTGGTGTTTGCCCACCCACTGGGACTACAGTTAATGAAACTGTATTTCCTGCTCTAGACACGGAGATGGTGCCAATATTCCCATCATTGTCTACTGTCCCATATTCACTAACATTTACATCTGTATTGTCAGGGACTATGGTTAATTCTGTGGCCCAATATTTATTTGCGCCAGCAGAAGTCTTTTTAATTGAGATCAAGTATTTTACTGATCTCCATTCTGTTGTTAAAAAGTTATCAAAAATTGTTGAGTTCTCAATACCGTTGATTGTAACTTCATTGTTACCGTCAGAACCAAGATCTGTTGATCGTGCAGAAGTGCTGTCAATCAAATCTTCATAGTTTGTTTGACTTGGACGGTCTCCAGTTTGAAAAAGAGACTTAATGCTTGCAATTGATAATTTGGCCATGTTTGAATTATACCATGTATTTTAAAGTATATAATTAGAGAAACCAATAATTTGTAGTGGAATAGCGGGTATGTTAGCAATAGATGTTGGGATCTGTATTGCTGTAAATCTTACTCTAAATGGTAAAATTGAGTTTATGCTTATCCCGCGTTTTTCTTGAGTAACTTCTACATTTGGAAAAGAAACTCTTTCAATGGCTTTTGTAAAAACTGGGGTAGTGCTATTTATAGCAACTGTTGCCATTAGTTTGTAACATCCTCAAGGAGAGTAATCTTCCCTTGAGCAACTGTCCAAACAAGCGTGTTCTGTGGAAGGCGTAGTTCAATATCAAAAATATCATTTGTTCTTAGTAGTGTGGTTTGTGCGGCAGTTAGCTTAACCTTAAATTCACCATCAAGATCTTCTAGATCTTGCTCTGGAAAAATTGTAAAAATTAATGTTGCAGCATCTGTAATTATTTGAGGATCAACTGGGGTAGTTGGTCTTTTAAATTCTACCTCAATGTCCCAGTCATCTATAACTAAAGGTTGCTTTGAATCATCTGTAAGGTATACCATAAAAGAAGCTGTATCTCCTTTTACAATTGTCCAATTAACAAATGGTGGTTTTTCACCAATGTCGTATGTGGATGCGCCTTGCCCTCTATATGTAGCCATAGTTCTTTTATTATATCATATAAGTAATGATATATTTTGTTATCAAAACGTTATAATAGCATTTTAGTACAAAACGGACATTTACTTGTACTTATGAGTAGAATCGTGCTATACTTAATTTGAGACCTAAACGGGTCTCATTCGTTTCTTAGGAGGTAAAAACTATGAGAGAAACTAAAGTGTGGTTAGGGATAATGTTATTGGTGGTTACATCTGCTGTTTTTTCAAACAATGCAAATGCTTCTACTAAAAACAATTTACTAAAACAGAGTATGCTACAGAAACCAGTTACCGCCCAAAAAGCGGTTTTTTTCGTTTCTAAAGCAAATATGTTAAAAAGGTATGAAAACAAGCCAGTTCTTTCAGATAAAGATTTGGCTTTGATGTTGAAGGCGGTAGGGTTTAAAGGACAGGATTTGAAAGAAGCCTGGGCCATAGCAAAAAAAGAATCTAACGGGCAACCTATTAAATTTAACGGTAACACAAAAACAGGAGATAGTTCTTATGGGCTATTTCAAATTAATATGATAAGTGATCTAGGTCCAGAGCGACGTGATAAGTTTAATCTTAAGACAAACTTTGACCTACTGAATCCAGTCACAAATGCAAAAATTGCATACCATATGAGTGAAGGTGGTACGAACTGGTCTGCTTGGAAAGGCATAACTGCCAAAACCAAGATGTGGATGAATAAGTTCCCACATGGAATTTAAACAAAATTAAGATACCCCTGAGCTATATGCTTGGGGGTATTTTTTTTATGATACTGAAATATACATGCCCTTTAAAATAATGGTACTTTCATTATCTGCCCTTGCTTGGATTATTCCACCCTCTGATCTAATTTTTGATAAGTCTACATATAGAGTTTGATTAACAGACATTTCGTATGGGTATTTATATTTTAACATTCCTATGTATCCCGTTGGAGATTCTACTCTTGGAATATATGTTCTAATCCATGCCTCTGTACTATTTGTATCGGTAGTAAGTGCTATATCGTATCTAATGTCTACTCTAGCTCCTACCTTTAATTGCTTAAAGTTAATCCTTTGTGTAAATGAATTCCATAAAGATACCGAACCTGCTGGAAGAAACTTTAAAACATTATTTTCTAAATCGTCATCCATTAAAATATCTACCCAACCATCATCGCCTCTATCTGGTCCTAAAAATAATGGTTTTTTATTTTTATTTTGATAGTATGCCCAACCTGGATATTGACCTGATGGACTTTCATAACTTTCTCCGCCGCCTCTACCAACATCTCCCTTGGGCCCCTGTATTCCTTGTGGCCCATCTTTACCGTCTTTACCGTCTTTGCCATCTTTTCCATCTTTACCTGGAATACCTCTTTCGCCTCTTGGTCCTTCGGGTCCTTGTGGTCCTACTGGACCTACATCGCCTCGTTCTCCTTGAATTCCTGGAACAGCAATGTATTCAGTATTATTAGACTCTTCAACTTTGGTTGATTTTACTGCTTCAGCATATCTTGCTTTTGGAGCATCCATGTTTTTTGAAATAGCCACGAACTACTTCTTTACTTTAAAAATTGTACCGTTTATCTTTATTAGTGGAGGAAGCTTAACATTAGTATCATTAATCTTAATTATCATTTAAGATACCCCACTTGTAGTTCTTGTGCTTGCTGGAGAAACATCTCCCAATACACATATTGTTCCAATTACTGGAGTCCAGGTAATGACTGAGGGGCCGTCTGGTACTATTGCCTGAAGATCAAAAGAAAGCTCTGCTACAACTGATTTATATTTTGTTCCCCAGTTTGCTGTAACATCTGCTGGGGCGGTAACAGTAACGACACTTCTATTTCGTGTGACTACAAGTTCATCTAAAATATCTGCAATAGGGTCATACGCTGTTGCTGAGAAAGTCCAGCCTTCTGTATCAAATTGTGTAACTTCGTCATTTTCAAGAAGGGATACGGTAAAAGAAGCAGAGTCTCCACGAACAACAGTCCATTGTATATTTGCTGGGGTGGCCCCAAATTTTTCTATTGTAGGTGAGCACATATCATTGATTATACCATAATAAATAGGATTGACTCCTAGGGGCAGTGGGGTGGGGTAGAGAGCAACCTAGGAGCCAACCATTATGATTATAACATTCATTTATATAACAGCTATTAAACATGGGGTTAGGAATATGACAATTAGTAACAAAAAGTTATAATGAGGAATTTAAAAATATAAAGCCAGAGTGTATTGAAATTGTTATCAAAGAGTTATAAATAGATATATACCAAATGTCCGTTTTGTCTCAATAAGCCAGAGTATTGATAGTGTATACTTAAAATATATAAAGAAAAGAAATAACTAACTAGTAAGGTTTTTAAGATATCTTATATATTATATATAGTAGTTATTTAGAACGAGAAACATACTCAAGCAATACGTCGTACATATGATCTAGTTTATCACTAGTTGCTTTTCTTAATTGCTTTGCTTCTTCTTGTTCCGCTTTAATAGACCTAATTTCATCACGCATACTGGTTCCGCCGTTAGTTTTAGTCTCGGCGCGAATATCACAAACCGCTTCGTGGATAGGTTTAACCTGAGCTTTAATATACCAACGAATTGATCCAGCTACAATTGCTCCAATTGAAAGCAAAGCAAGAATAAATTGTGCCCAATCGGTAGTAGTCATTATGAGATTATTATACCAGTATTTGAGATTAAATAATTAAAATTTGTCCGATAGGACTCCGCCGATTTTAAAATTCGCCGAAATAGAGATATTAAACCACCCCTGTACAAACCCTGCATTACACATGCAAATATGTACAGTATCTGGTTATAGACATAGAATGGTTTTTAGGATACAATGGAGTAATGGTAGATAGCATCAAAGATATTCTGAAAATATTTTTACTTGAGAAGTTACGGCTTCATCACATGTTATACCGACTACCTGCAATTTCTGAATTCCTGGAAGAATTAATCGCTGAAGTTTTGCAGGAAAACGGATACCCTAATGACTGGAAGCCAAATCGCTCACATGCCGTGTCAAAGGACCTAACGCTAGATGCTGGAAAATCATTTTCAATAAAGTCGGGGATTTATGATCCAAAGAAACAAACCCTAAAATTTTCGGGGAGTAGGCTAGGTAAACACAACACAATAGAAGCAATGGTAGAGTCTATAGACAATACTCATGCAGATTTCTATATATGCCTTGCAAAAGCCTCAGAAGACTGGTCTAACGTCCCAGGAAAGGCTGACCCTAAGACCTACTACCTATTTGTATTTGAGGCTGCCAAATTAGACTATAATGGGGTTTGGGGTGTAAAGGTTTCTAAGAAGGGTGGTTTTAAATACGTGATTGATAAACCAGGTATGCATGCTAAGATAGCACCTTCTATGTCGTATCAATTATGGACTACCGTGGATATTTCACTTATAGGCGAACCAGAGAAAATTGTTATATGAGTGATGACGTTTCTTTTGGAGATTGGTTAAAGCCTTCTACGCCTAGAGCCAGTGAGTATTTGATTGAGTCCCGCTTAAAAATTTGTCAAGCGTGTGAACATTTTAAAAAGAATGGATCCCGCTGCAAATTGTGTCACTGCTTCATGACACTTAAAACCGAGCTATTAGAAGCTAAGTGCCCAATCCACAAATGGTAAATAACTTTTTGTTATTTAACAGCTACAAACCTCATCGCCACAAGCACAACTAGAGTCTATAGGGTTTTTACATGTACAGTTATCTCCACATGGTTCAGATAGTAGTTTAAGTTCTAGGTTTTCTTGATCTGTACCCTGCATTTTATTGAATTCTGATATCTCCATATATTTAGTATACCGCAAAATCTGAAAAATTATTTAAAATGGGGTTTTGGGGTTTGGGAAAAGTGGTTTGGCAGAAATCTGAATATTTTTCTGAGATGTACGATACGTATAAATAAAAATAAAATACAAAAAAAATAGTGAGCACGTATAGAACGCACCCACTAGATTTTGTTGGATTTATTTTGTGCCTTGCAAGTAACCATCTATGCCAAGTAGGTCGCATGTTACCTTCACACGCTGGTTCTTGTGTAGCGTTGACTTATAGAGGTCAATAAAATCTAATACATCTTGTCTACTCATGAGACTAATGTTGCGTGTGTTACCTTGCATTGATGTGAGTGTTACCTTCATTTAATTCTCCTTAGAACATTGACATGGGGCTACTGTAATTGTAGTACCGTCATAGTTAACGATACCTAATGTGTTACATGATGAGCATAGAAATATATTCACTATATACCCTCGCTTAATCCAACAGCAATAAGTGAACAGATGATAATTGTAAAGATGATGAACATTTATTTACCACCT